AGGAGTCTCGCGTTTTACTTGAGTGGTCTTGTCGTCCTTGGGGAGGTGCTGTCTGGTTGGGCAAAAGGTGTTGGCACGGGTGATTCCTCTGAGATCAGATTCAATGTTCACCTGTTTTTCCCGGGTTTCGTAAGGCACCTCATTTCCTCCGACCAGACCAAGAGTATGTTGGGTGGGCTTGGGATGTTCAGCATAGCTTTTCAGAAGATCATAGGTTTGGGGATTTTCTTTGGATTCCCAAGGATGAGGTTCATAGGGGCCAATCGCATCCATGTTCTATCCTGGAGGAATAAATGATTCTTGTAGAGAATGGCGACGCCTGCACCTGCTGCTTTACCTGTTTCATGCAAAGACATTTGGATCCCTCAGAATACAGAAGCTATTTGCTGGTGGTTATCAATAAATCTTGCCTTATTTCATAAAGAACGACCAGAACTAAATGCAAGGTTTGATAGATTAGGGAATGGGAATAGACTAGACCCTATTGTAGCTGTATTCAATGAATTATATCAGCATTACTCTGGCCAAACCCCTTCCCCTGCTACAGTAGACGAACCCAATAGGGTAGACTTACTAACAAAGCGCTCACGTGATGAAATTGCAAGAGAAGCAGCGCGCCTGGCAGCAACCCCAGCAGCAGTAGCAACACCAGCGCCAAAGCCAGCTGCAGGAACAAAAAATTTAGGATTTCAAATTAATAGTGATACATATCAAGCTGCATCTGAATATCTTGGAAAAATGGTGGAATGGTTAGCAGATGACACGGATAAATTACAAACTGTATTTATACCAATTATTAATGCAAATTCAGATGGTTTAAACTTTGAATATGAATATGATATATATTTACATCGAAAATTTTTTGGACTTCTTGAACATAGGGAAGAGGGAACTAAACTTAATGCTACATCATCATTAAAACTATTCTATGAATTTTACCAGATTCCATCTACACGCCAGACTCTTGTCTTAAGTTTTGAACGTCAAATGTTTGGGGGTAAATATGGGAATTATACAATTAATCCTCTTGAATTTTTGACACTTCCAACAGCCGTATATCCAACTGCAGCAACACCAGCAGCGGCGGTGGCAGGAGCAACACCAGCAGTGGCAGCAGGAGTAGTACTAGCGCCAGATGTTTATATGCACCCCCCTGGTCTTCCTACTATATTTGACCCAACTGATAAAGACTTATCCTTTGAAAAGGCTAAAGAACAAGCAAAGAAACGCTTACTTGAGTTTAATAAAACACTACCCGTCGATACATCCCAATTCGAATTAGATGCAATGACAGTATCTACACCAGGAGGGGGGCATTTTGTTACCTATATTAAATGCAATGATACATGGATATACGATAATGGACTATCTCAGGGTCCCCTTAGCACAAAGACAGGTAGTAAGACATTCAACTCCTTTAAGGAAATGATGGATTCAGAAGGAGATACCATCCGTCAGAATGTTGTGTTAATGTATTACTCCAAAGTCCCCTAATCCTGTCCCCCCTAATCCTGTCTCTCCCTAATCCTGTCTCTCCCTAATCCTGTCTCTCCCTAATCCTGTCCCATAGTTGACGAAACAACGCAACATGATTAGCAACTCACATCTCTGGCATATGCCCTGCTGGGTAACCCCCCGCGGATCCATCCATTCGCCGCCACTTCCTCCACCAAGTGCTTAGGGTTCTGGATATTATCCTTCACAGGCTTGATCAGAGGCTCAAACACCCCATCAAACCCAACCTCAGTCACACCGCCACACTCCTTGCCCTGGCGCACCTGCTCACTGTGTAAGAGCATGGACTCCACATCAGAGTTGCCACGCCCAGTCCCCATGAAGGGCACAGTCAGAAAGGGTCTCGCCTGGGCACGAATTAAGCATCTGTTATTCTTAAACTCAGGCTGATTCTTTAACAGAGACTCAGAGTCAATCTCTTGATTATTCGCTCCGAATCCCTCCCTTGGGTAGACAAATACATTCTCGATGGATAAAGGATTTACCTTGCGTGCATCAGGTACCAGATTCATGGTATTATACTTCCCTGGACCCACAGACTGAGAGTAGTAGGATGTAATTCCGCAGGCATCATCTCTTACATGTGTAAGACGGTTAATATCCATTCTTCTAGCAGAGTAGAAGAAATGGTGGCGGCTATTGCTAGCCGATTTTGTTCCTGCATTAAAAAAGTCCGAAAAACCTCTAAGCTGTCCGAATCCTCGGCAATTGCAGTGTGCGTAAAGTCCGTGATCCAAGGAAAACGCCGGAGACGGACGTTAAAGAGATTCTCGTGTCGCGGAACTCCTAAGCTGACGATGCAAAAGTCCTTATAAATTCAGCCAAGGATGTGCCGCTCCATTCGTTCCACCATAACAAGCATCTCCATTGCCCTCTTTGCACGTCAAGCCCGGTATCTTGTATAACCAATTCTGGTAACTTCCCTGGTCATTCGGGATACTGGTCACAGGTTGGCTAATAAACATGCGCTGACTCTGTGTCTTTCCAAACACGTCAGTAGGATCACTTGCCCACTGGACACGGAACAAGGCGTCCATCTCCTCCTTTGCCTCTGGCGTTTGTAAAGAAGGTGCCGGATCTCTCGTCGGGGTATACGAATATTGATCAATCGTTATATTGTGGAACGGATTTCTCACTGCATTGATCGTCTCTTGGAAGGGTAATGGAGCGTCCTCATTATATTCAATCGTCGCCTTTGGCTGCTCCGCCAATAAGGTAAACTGCTTATTCATATCAAAGCCTTCCTTTTTCCCCTTGATATCCTTCAAGGCAAGAAAGGTAGGAAGAAGGAACAGGGTCGACACCACACCCAGGCTCAGGTACATCAGTTGGCTTCGCATGAAGCAGCTGAGGGCGAGTCCAAGGATGATCGTCAATCCATATACTGCCACTACCCGATTGACCATATGACTTGCACATGGTCTCTTCGATGCCTTAAAGGAATGAACAATATATGTGGGATCTTCCCAAAAATATGGTTCGCATAACTCCATCTAACGCTTCTATTTGTTTTTCTTCTTCTCCTCAAGTTTCCGTCTCAGTCTTTCCTTGACTAAGGACATTCTGCCACTCGGCTGACGCCCTGCCGCGCGCTCAAAATCATCTTCGCGTGCACCGAAAGCATTCTTAAAGGAGCTCATCATCTCGACGAACTCTGGATTGTCGCTGAAGGACTTCATCAGCTCCTCCGCCTCCGCCATGAGCTCCCTCGGGCGAATTGCACCGGACTGTATCTTCTGCTGAAGCCTCTTTGACAGCTTCTGCATTGTCTCTTGAAGAACCTGCGGGTTTTTGGTAAACAGGTTCATCATGATTTCAACCGTCTTGGCGGGATTCTTCTTTGTCTCCTCGACATCCTCGGGGCGAATTCCAAAATCTTCAATATTCAACTCCTTGACAATCTCCTCCGCCAGGCGAGCAATCTGTCCCTTCAGGAACTTCTCAGGAATCTTGGGAAAGGAAGAGGGATCGTTAAAGAGTTTGCCAATCTTCTCCGCCATCGCGCTGAAATCCATACCTCCCATCTTTTCCTTCATTTCCTCCATAATCTTCTTCGTCCACCCTTCCGTCCAGCCAGATTCCTTCGCGTCGTCCTTGGACCCCACGTCGATGATGAGGGAAAAGGAAAGGAGGGTCAGATATTGCTGAATGGCATCCTTGGTCTTCTGGCTGAAGGAGTCCCACAGTTCATCAGTAAGAAAGACTCCCGGCAGCACAGTGCCTGGGCTCACCTTGAGATCCCTGGAGGGAGAACAGGAGGGCAGAATACGTTCACGGAACTGAGCCACCTTATCGGAATCGGAAATGAACATGGCAAGATCAATATCGGACTTCAACTCAGGGCACGTCTTTAACAATTCCACGGCAAATTCAGCGTACTTGTCGAGGAACAGTTTGGGTAGGGGTTTCGCAGAATTCATCTAGACTATATGGGATAGATTCTTATCCTGTCTTTACGCTGCTACTTCATCACTTGGCTGCCTTTTCACACAGCAGCACCAACACCTTCAGATGCTTCCAGATGGCAGAGCGATTCGCATCCGACATTTCTCCCCAATATTTATCGAAAATCGTCAGTGCCGGATAAATTTCATTGAACTGCGTTTGGATCGCCATTCGCGTATAGGCTAACACGCCATCCAAGTCCTCTGCTAAAATGGTGTCGCGCAGAGGAGTGTAGATATGAGTACTGAAAAGATCGTGCACCAGCCTAGGATTCACCTTCTTCGCAGCCTCGATAGATTCGAGCGCTGCCTTAATTTCCTTTTCTTCCGGATATGTTTCATGCAAATCCCGAAAAAAAGCAATAATCTTATCGACGAACAAACCGAGAGGTGTTGCGGGCTTTGACATACTATGTGTTCTATGACGAATTCTTTAGATTACTGTCGCGCAGGTCCTTGCGGAATTCCCAGATCGCGCTGTTGTTTATACATATCCAAATGCTTATCGAACATCGCCTCCTTCTTTGAACGAGTTCCTTGATTTTGCACGGCTGCACTTAAGCCAATATCGCTCTGCTTATCCCCAAATCCCTGTAAAAAGGTAAAGCTGCCTGGAATTGTTGCCCCGCCATTCCCTGCTGTCGTCTGATCGGCGTCGACGAAACTGTAGCCAGTGTCGCCGTAGCCGCTCATTTCACCCCCCAGCCACGACTGGGGTCCATCAACCAGCGTGGCTGCTGAAAGAGTCGCTGCCTTAGGAGGATCGGCTTTCATTTTCTTCTCGTATAACCAATTCATCACCTCTGTATCGACTTTTACGGGAGATTCATCGCCTGGAATAACTAAGGTAGGAACTTGCTTTAACCACTTCGGAAGTGCCGGTTTATTTCCGTCCTTATCCATATCCACGCATTTAAAGTCAAAGTCCCTCATCCACGGCGTCTTGGACAATTCCTCAATAAATGCCTTGGACCATTTATCCTTATTGCTGTAAAAGCATATATTCTTTTGGCTCATCTATTAACGTATAAAATCTTTGTGGCGAATCGTTACCCGCAAGGCGCTTAGGCCGAGGGATAAAGTTGAAATCCGGGCATTTGAAGTAGAGAAGTCCAATGTCAATGTCTATGTTTCATGAAGCAGAATCCGTCGATGCGAGGACAATCAAGTTCACCCTCTCTCCTACCAATGTGACTTACGCAAACTGTCTTCGCCGATCCATTCAGTCCGAGGTGCCAACACTGGGGTTTCGCGCCGATATGACCGATACGGGAACGACGAGCGATGTGAAGATCATTCGCAATACCACTCCCATGTCAAATGAAATGTTGGCGGATCGGATAGGTCTTCTTCCTCTTGCCATGCCAGCCGGCGTCTGGGAAAAGGAGAAGATCCTCTTCCACCTTTCCATTGAGAATCGGACGGAGGATGTTCTTCTGGTGACAGCCTCCATGATTGAGTGTTTGGAGAAGGTGCCGACATCAGATGAGCGAGTTCGGATTCCTAATACTCAGTTCTTCTACCCAGACCCTGTTACAGGGGATACGTGTATTCTGGCCGTGCTCAAACCCTTTGTTCCTGGCCAGTCCCCAGAGGCGATCGAGTTTACTGCCTTTGCA